CCCTAGACATAGATTATAAGAACCTGCCGTCAAACCATAACCAGCTTGATAACCATTCAGTACGTTGTATTGACCTGTGCTTAGGTTTAAGCCAGTTTGGTATCCTACTCCTGTGTTGTATGAGCCAGTGAGTTTAGAGGTTGTGCTACCTTGTAGGGCATCTGACCCTAGTGCTGTGTTGTATGTACCTGTGGTGTTGTTGAGCATAGCTGCATAACCACTAGCTGTGTTGTTGTACCCTGTGGTGTTAGCTTTTAAAGCATAATAACCCGTAGCTGTGTTATTATTAGCTGTGCTGCTTTGTAAAGCTCTAAAACCAGTAGCTGTGTTACGACTAGCTGTGGTGTGAGATGATAAAGCGTACATACCAGTAGCTGTGTTCTCACTGCCTGTAGTGTTAGCTAACAAAGCCTTATAACCATTAGCTACATTATAATCACCTGTATTATTAGCTGTTAAAGAGTAAGAGCCACTAGCTGTGTTATAAGAGCCTGATGTGTTAGCTTTTAAAGCATCAGTACCTACAGCAGTATTGAAATTAGTAGTACCATCATCATTAAGTAACGCATTAGTACCTAAGCCAACAGAGTTACCAACATTATAACCATCAGTTAAACCATCAATATCTGAAGCACCACCACCACCTGCTACTGCTTGCCAAGAACTCGTACCGTCACCATCTTCTCTTAGGTATTTAGTACCACCAGTTTCACCCGTAGATAAAATTGATGTACCCTCTGGCGTTCCACTAGCAGCATCCTGCCAAGTACCAGTACCACTAGCAGTGTTAGTCAATACCTGACCAACTGTACCTGCTGTTGGAACGTGTAGATTACCTGCACCTGTAGGGTGTGTGTAATTGTTTGCTGAAGTAGCAATACCGTCTAATTTCGTCTTTAACGTAGTCGTAAAGTTCTTAGCTGTAAGACCACCGTCTCCTACTGAATAAGTGGTATCGTTATCAGTAGATGAAATAGTACCACCTGCTGAGATAGTAACATTCGTTCCCGCTGTAAGAGAAGCTACTACGTTAGTGGTATCAGTTACGTCTGCTGACGTTTCAATACCGTCTAGTTTAGACTTAAGCGTGGTAGTGAAATTCTTTTGAGTCAATCCGTTATCACCAACCGAATAAGTAGTATTAGTATCAGTTGAACTAATCGTACCACCAGCTGAAATTGCAACATTAGTACCTGCTGTCAATGAAGCTACAACATTAGTTGTGTCTGTCACATCAGCGCTTGCTTCAATATTGTCTAGCTTAGTACCATCTGTACCAACATCTCTTCCATCAAAGGTTGAGGTTGTTGTTACTGCACCCGTTAAAGCGCCACCACTAATAGGTAGTGCTTCTGTATCTTCAGCGAAATCATTTAAGAGTTCGGCTGTCATACGCAGTTCTACATTATCGCCTGTAGAGTGTGAGGCAGATGTAGCATCACAAGTGAATGTAGTGCCACTAATAGCTGTTATTTTTATAACCTCTGAGCCAATTGTTACATACGTCCAATCGCCTCCAGCCAAAGCTGGGAATAAAGAAGCGGAGGCTACTGTAAAACTTGTAGCTCCGACAGAAATACCTGCAGTCAGTGTAGTGACCGCATTGTTACTAAACTTAACAGACATAGCTGTCCTCCTTTGATTAGATAGCTATTAAGATACTGTGATAGTCCAAGTGATAGTCATAGAGTCAGATGCGCCTTTGTTTACTACTGAGAATACAGTACGAGCAAGCATATCACCACTTGTAGAAGCGTCAAAAATACCTGCTTCAGTTACTGCGCCAGTACCATCACCTGCAGCCCAAGTACAAGCATATTGAATAGTGTTAGATGTAACAGTACCACCTGAAGTAGTTAGGGCGTTTCTGTCTAATTCTGTACCAAGCGCTGTGTCACCTGCTGCTGCTGCTGTTGTACCTGTACCAATAGCCATGTGAGTCATTACTGTATTAGCATCAGCCATACGGTCAGCTACCCAGTTTTTACCTGCTGTTACTACAAGATTGTTAGTTTCCTGTACTACTTCATTGTTTACTGCTATTGTTAATGCACCTGTTAGTGCTAAGTTATCGTTAATCATTGTCGTTCTCCTAGTTAAATGACATTGTATTTAAAGGTCTTTGTCCTAACAACCCACCGTAATAATAATCTACGGTAACTTGGTCTGAAACCCCTACTATATTGCCCTTATCTCCAAAGTAATCTTTGTCAATTAAGGCGGAATCATCTAACGTAAAACCGTCAGATAAAGTTTTTACTAATTGTAAACCATAAACATCAATAAGTGTAGATGAATCCAGCAAATTTTCTGCCTCTCCTATACCACCATTTAGCAAGAAATTGTTTAGTGTAAATGTATTTATAGCGTAACTAATTTCACCTGAAGCAAAATCTATACTAGCTCCGTCTGTCAGGGTTAGCGTATCAGTCAGTGTCTTGTTGAGTGCTGATTCTATTGTTTCGGTTAAAGTAAGTGACTCTACAAGAATCTTAGTCATCAACACATCATAAACATCTGATACCGAGGTGCTGTCTGTTATCTCTTTGCCTAATGATTGTGATACAACTTCACTAAGCCCGACAACATTCCCCTTATTCCCGAAGTAATCTTTATCTACTAAGGCGCTATCATCTAAAACAAATGTATCTGATATTGCTTTGTTATAGTTAGTCGCTATATCAACCAATTCACTAAATACTAAACTCTCAGCGATACCTTTGTCTATTTGTCTATTTGATTCATCTGTAAAGGTGTAGCTATCAGCAATTTCTCTCACTTTTTGTAACGCAATATCAACAACATCACCAAAGGTAATAATATTGCCCTTGGTTGAGTCGATATCTTTGTTTACTAGAGTTGTATCGTCTAACGCTAAACCATCAGTAAGGTTCTTAATAATGCTTCTTATGTAAGACTCTGAAATTCCTATAGTTTCTGTGCGACCTAGAGCAGCATGAAGTATGCTTTCATCGCTAATTGTGAACGAATCTTCTACAGGGTGATTTAACACAAACCCTACTAATTCAACTAATGCTATTCCGTCTGTTAATTCTTTACTTGCATCATAACTAAGCACATCACTAAAGCCTAAGACGTTTCCTTTATCTCCAAAGTAGTCTTTGTCAATTAAAGCACTGTCATCTAGTGTAAATGCGTCCGATATTGCCTTATTTAGCTCTCTTTCGTATGTATCTGATAAAGTGGTAGAATCAGACTTGTTTAAGCCCTGAAGGATAGATACTTCATCCAAGTGCGATATATTCTCTACTAATACTTTACCAAAATCGTTACCTAGTAAATCAGTAAAACCAAATGTGTTTTGACTCTGATTATCAAAGTCTTTATTGATTAGTGATGTATCGTCTAAAGTGATAGCATCTTCCACATTCTTAACAAACGTGAAACTTGATTCATCAGCCAATGTGTAGCTGTCAGCGTATGGTCTTATGTAATTAACAGCAATAGTGACTACATCGGCTACAGTGTAGCTGTCAGATAATACCTTTTCTTGGTCAAGACCGATAATATCAGTCATAAACGCTACATTGCCTTTAGCACCAAAGTAGTCTTTGTCTATCTGACTTAGGTCGTCCAATGTAAAGGCATCTGTAAACGACCTGTTGAATGTGACCGCTTTAACAAACGTCTCAACTAATGCCAGTGTTTCTACGTTAGGTTTACTGTAATCCAAACCGACTGTTTCATCAATAGTCAGGGTTTCAGATAAATTCTTTTCAACTAATACAAACTGTACTTCACTTAGAGTTGATGTATCGTAAAAGTATTGATTCTTATAATCATAGTTAAGTGTAGCTATTGCTTCTAAGTTTACATTAGTCGTACTAGCAGATAGCGCCACATAAGTAGGTTCTGCTGATGCCCGAACAACTGTAATTGTCGCTCTGATAGCCATTTTAGAATCCTGCTCTTACGTCAAACTTCAATAGGTCAGGCACAGATAAGAATCTGCCACTTGAGTATTCTAATTCAATCTCACCTTCGTAATCACCGCTAATGCCGTCTAGGTCTGTCAATCCCCAAGACATATTAACAATGCCATCAGTTAGTGGTGCTACAAGTGTACAGGCTACTGTTGATGTCAATGTAGTTGAGCCAACTGCTCTAAACTTAATTCTTACAGCGGATACGGCAGTCAAGTCAATCGGATTCCAAGTTGACGGGTCTGTAATATCCAAGGTAGCACCTGTCGCTGCTTCATTGCTATCTCGTAGCGTAATATTTAGCTCAGGGAGGTCATCACCTGATACTAATTTAATTGTGTTGTAATACGCCATATTATTCTCCTGATTCTTCTTTTGCTTTTTGTATATCTTCTTCTGTAGGTTCTACAGGTTCAAAATCTATAAACCCTTCAAATTCTTGTTCTAATTCTACGCTATCCTCTAACAATCTAGTCATAATCTGCTCCATCAATAAAAGGTAATGTTTTAGTGTAGGCATACCAAGCACCAGCCGTACCTGCAAAGGGCGATACTGAGCAATCACAAGAATTATTTGTCGTAACATAATCAAGATTTGGGTAGCCCCTACCTGAAGGTGAAATTGACCAAATAGCTACACCATCTGAAGTGACTGACATATACATCCTGTAATACAACATATACCAATACATATCACCATCAAAACAAAACCCTGCACACCATCTCGTATAAGCCATATTGTTAATACTACAATTAAAAGCAGGTTTGCTCACACTTCTCGTTGACCAATCACCTGTGGTAAATGACTTCCCTGTCATACCGTATGTTCCGAATGACAAACTTGTAAACTCAGCGCCCCATCTTGCTTGTAAAGGTGTAAATCCACTATCAAAAGCCAAAGTCGTTCCGTCTGCTTTATAAGTTCTAAAACCATAAGTATCTGACGAAGCGGTAGAGCCTACTGTATTAAAAACATAAAGACAAGCGTCTTTAGCATAACCACCCATCCCACCGATAACAGTTACCTTCCATGTGTTACCTGATGTGTTATAAATATTATGAACCGCACCAAAATTTTTCTCATTATTATTAGTCCAAGTCCAACTACCACCACCTAAAAGGCAAGTGGTATGGTCTGTATATGCTGTATCTGAACAAGTACCTACATCATCATAAGGAATATATAAGTAAACAATTGGAAACTCTGTAGAGGTCACGGTAAATGTTAAATAGTACATATAGTTATAAACAGAGGTCGTATAGCTAGTTACCTTGCTAATAAACCTTAGGTTATCTTCTTCCTTACCAATGACTCGGATACCATCATCATTGATAAATTCCATTCCGTAACTCATTCTACATACACCAAAAATTTCATCTTACAATTACTAACGTAGGTACTCCATGAGCCTACTGATTTACCTACATTTGTATATGAAGGCGTTCCTGTTATTGTGACTGTTCTAGTCGTTGTATTCTTTGTTACTGTTGCTCCGTAGTTAGGAAATACATTAAACATAAAATCAGGCGTATTATCTAAGGAAGTCTCAATAACTAAAAAGGCTGAATTTACATCATTAGCCCATGTATAAGACTTGCTATATGCTGACGTTCCTGTCACTTCAAAAGAGTCATGCAACATTAGTGCTACGCTACTGTGGTCAAACTGTAACGAGCCATCATCACCGTATATTTGGAAACCATAACTCATGATAGTTTCCCTATTTTTAAGCGCAGGGTTGAGCCGTCATACACGCTCAATGTTTCGTTATCTATCTCTAGCCTAGAGCCACCTACCGTACCACCAATAATATTAATACCGCCTGACCCCACTTGTAGTGTTCCTGAAGTTAGCGTTCCTGCTGATGGTGTTATTGTTGATAGTGTAGTAGGTACATCAATCCCTGCCATTGTTCCAGTTTTAGCAATCCAAGCAGGAGTAGGTGAACCTTCATAACGATACATCTTATTACTGTCATCTGTATCAAACCATAAATCACCAACTTCTAAGTCTGCTGTAGGTGCTGATGTTTGAGAGAATGTAGTTACACCACCTGCACCACCGCCAACTAGTGAAGCAATAGCATGGTTGTCTACTTGAACCCATGAAGATGAAACACCCATAGCATTTACAGCCTTGATTCTTACATCAATAGTTGTACCCGATGCGACACCTGATATGTATAAAGGTGAGCTGTCTGTTGTGTGTTCTATATCCCAAGCGTTCTCAGTAGGTGTTCCACCTGCTACCCTTGCCTGAATAACATAGTAATCAACAAAGCTATCATTAGATGCCGTCCAAGTCACATAGATTCTAGGGCTTGTTGAACCGTCATTGTTTGTTACTTGGTAATTCTCACCACTTGATATAGATAGACCTGTTGGTGCTGAAGCACTATAAGGGTTAGGTAAGTTAGTATCAGGATAACTCGGTACTTCAGTTGTTGATGACCACGCATAGAAAGTATTTTGATGTTCTGACAACACTACAATAACATTTCCATCGTCTTTTAAAGACAACTCCATCACTCTAAAGGGTTTAGCGTTCCAAGCAGGGGTGCTATGAGTAACACTAACGATATCACCTATAGCTACTTGTAAAGCCTCTGCTGTAGATAAAAAAGAACACCTTATTCCATCTCTTGATTTCTTTAAGATTGATTGAGCCATGTATTTAGCTTGATATACATTTGTAATAGTTGGGAGTGCTACTCTTGACTCTAATTCAAAGCCACCATCCTCAGATAACATAGTTGTGTACTCACTACTACCTGCATCAGGATACTCAACAGTATCTTCTTGCCAATTCTTATCAGGGTTAGTAAATGTAGCAATTACTCTATTGTATCTATTGCTTCTCTTTTCACCTTCAAAACTAATGCCTTCAATAATATGGTTTTCAGTAAAGGCAAATGTTGCTGTTCCTGAAGCCTCAATAATCAACTTATAAACACCTTGTGTATAAGGAACAATTCCTCGCATACCAGACATAAACACCTTTATATTCTCCATAAGGGTTTTGTCTGTATTAATTACTACATTACAAGAAAATGTATCTATTGTAGAACCACCACTATAAGGCGTTACATTGATGTCACATATATCTGCTGAGGTTTTCCATGACGCATAATCTGATTCAAATACTGAACTCGATAGTCCTTTACCATAACGAGAATTAGTCATATAATCTAACAAACATAAAGCAGGATTCTGTGAATACGCTGTACTACTATTTCTAGGGTCATACACCTTCTTACCAAGTACATCTGCCTGAATAGTGGGGATTGAGCCGAACACCTCTCTATCCCATTTCAATCTAATACCTAAGTAAGCAACACCTCTAAGTCTGTGGCTTGTAGTCCAACTAGGCGCACTTGTAAGGGTTGTATCTGCTGTCTGACTATCAGTACCTAAGTGTTTGTTAATAGTAACTAAACCACTAAACTTACTATCTGTTGATAGAACGTCATTAATCCATACGTTACCTATACTTTGAATTTCACCTTCACATAAGACTAAAGCAATATAAAGATATTCATTATCTGCACCACTAGTCTCAACAAATACTCTAGTTCCACCGACCTTACGATTGCCATAAATGACAGGTATTTGAGCAATGTTGCTCTGTTTGTTTAATAAAACACCGTCTTGTTGCTCTTCTACATCTTCAGGGTCAGGAGACAACGCCCACGATATAACAGCAGACACTACAAAACTTACAAGCCATTCAAACATTAGGATTTACCCCACTTCAGGTCTTTAACTATATTTGCCGAGAAGTCGAAGCCCAAATCCCCTGTGAAGAATAACGACTGTGAATTGCTATTGGTTTTTCTACCTGAACGCTTTTCAAAATCAGACCAATGTGATGCTATATCTAATTCAACAACTGAAGTATCTTGCGTGTCTTTAACATTGTATCCGTTAATGCGACCATCATAAATTAGTACAGGGCTACCAATAATAGCGTTATTCCCATCTAAGAATACCCTTAATACTCTAACTTGTCTTGAGACATAACCTGATGATAAAAATGAAGATATAAATGATTGTTCTACGCCTGATAAAACTAACTTAGTTGAACCAACTCGTAATTCTGACGATTCCTTAACTGTTTGAACATTAAGGAAGTGGCTACTGGCTACATAAGAATTACTGTTGTAACTAATATCTTGTCCTGCGTCAGTTAGATAAGATGTTGATGATAAGTGTATCTCCAACAAATGACACATATTGATTGAATCGTCATCTAATACTGTCAGTAATGACGAGGGTATGCTTCTACTCATAGAGCCTCAATGAAATCTACTTCGTAACTAATTAATCCGTTATTACCAAGACCGAAAGATTGTATGTCGTTTCTTAGTCTGACTTTCATCTCTACGTTATCGTAGGTAATTGTTTCGTTATCTGCTACATTAGAGCGCAGAGGTGGCTGTATATCGATAGATGTCGTGTTACTTGATGTTTCGGTATGACCAACGACCATATAGACCTTATCATGGCTAAATTTGATTAAGTCACCTTCTACGATAGTTCCTGTAATTCCATCAACCACAATTGTAGTTTGACCTGCTGACTTAGCGCCATTTACTTTAAACGTACCTGATGCTGTGCCTCTAGCGTCTTCTAATACAGGGATTCTCACTGTGAATGTTTCTGACTGACCTTGTTGCTTCATTACATAAGCATATACAGGCATAAAGTCTGCTTGGGTCATAGGTGGGTATTTAGCTGAGAATTCCCAATACTGACTTGCTAGTTTTCTTGATTGTGTTCTACCGTTTACAGTTTGTGATGTTAGAGTCTTATCATTAGACTTTAGGTTCACCGACTGAAATACGGGTGTAGTTGGATATGCCATTATGAAGTCACTCCTGTCATTCCTCTATCGTTCATTGCCTGATTAATAATACCCACAATCATTCCTCTACGTGAGTCTAATAAATCATCAAATCCTGTTGTGTCGTTAGCTGTGATATTGAAACTTACGTTTACGTTACTCTCACCACCAGTACCACCTCCACCTAGTTCATCATTTGGTACGATTGTACCTGTCTTATTAGGAACGAATACTTCAGCGCCTTGCTCACCTACAATATAAGGCTTGTTTCCAGTTACAGTACCACCATCAGCTCTAAAGAAACTTGAGAAGTTGAATGCTCCTGCCATAGCTTGAGCCATAGGCTGTGCAACTTTAATCTTAATAAATTCTGCAAGAACAATTCTTGCCATGTCTTTAACTGAATCTTTAAGTGAGTTAGTGCCTTGTCCGATATTCATAATCATACTAGTTATAGAACCTGCCATGGAGTCTGTTAATGCTTTAACTTTGTTAGCAATATCAAGCTCCTCCATACGATTAATCGCATCTTCATAAGCTGTTGTCATGGTAGCTATTTGAGTGGTTTGGAATGCTTCTGTCTTTCCTGCTGAAATCATAGCGGTTGTAATACTTTTCTTTTGTTTTTCAAACTCTTGACCAACTCTTTCTTGTTCAGTCATTTCTATACCAAGACCTGCAATAGATTCTTTGTAGTCATCTATCGATTGGGCAATCTTGCTTGTGGCTAGAATCTCTGCTGCAATATCTTTTCCTAGACCGCCAGTGTTTTTTGGCGTTGTATCTTCTGCGTTTACAACCCTTTTATCGGTGAATGGTTTTATTGACGGGAATCTTTTGAAAGCGCTAAACTTATCTAACTTAGGCATGGCTGCTTCAGCTTCATCACCTACACCTGCGATAGCGTCACCGATTTTACCAATACCCCATGACAAGGCTGTAATACCTGCAAGAACTAACTTAGCTTTCTTACCTCCTAGGAATGCCATCACAATACCAATCTCTCTAATCCAAGCAGGTATATTCATGAAAGCAACGAATGTTTCTTTTATTGCGCTACCTACACTTAGTACACCACGTCCAAACGCTTTAATCTGTTCGATAGTTTCAGGTTTTCCAAGGGCATCTGTCAACTCTTCAACTTTTTTTGTTAGGGCTGAAAGTACACCAGTCTTGGCGAATTTAATCTGAAGCTCCTCCCAAGCTGACTTCAGTTTTTTTAACGCTCCGTTTAAGCCTTGAAGCTGAGTATCAGCCATCTTCTTAGCTGTACCACCTGCATTTTGAAGCTCTGCCCTCAACCCTTTGATGCCACCAACACCTTCTGACATTGCAGCCATAAGAGATGGTCCAGCACGCATACCGAATAGAGTAACCATTTCAGTAGCACCAGCACCTGCATTCTCTAAGTCTTGTAGGATGTCAATGAAGTTACGCATTGAGCCGTCAGAGTTATTAATACTCACACCCAGCATATCTAACATCTCTGTCATTTCTGAGGTTGGTTTAAGTAGTTTTGATATTCCTGCTCTTAGTGATGTACCTGCTAGAGAGCCTTTGATACCTGCGTCAGCCATCTTACCGATAACGGCAGTCATGCCTTCCATTGACAGTCCTGCTGCCTCTGCCATAGGTGAAGCCATCTTCATAGCCTCGCCAAGCTCTATCACATTCATATTAGCACTTGCTGTGGCTTTAGCCATAACATCTACTAACTTACCTGTTTTGTTTGCTTTTAATCCAAGACCTGAAAGAATGTTTGAAGCAATATCTGCTGAAGTTGCTAAGTCGGTTGACGATGCTGATGCTAGGTTTAATATTCCTGGCATTGATGCCATTGTCTGTTGAGCGTCAAAGCCTGCCATAGCTAGGAATGTCATTCCATCCGCAGCTTCTGATGCTGAGAAGACAGTTGACTTACCTAAGTCACGAGCTTGATTCTCTAGAGCTAATAAAACATCACCTGTATGCCCACCGATAGCAGACACTTTATTCATTGACTCTTCAAAGCCTGCCGCTGTCTTAATAGACATAATTGCAAGACCACCTAAAGCAGCACCCGCGACTTTACCAAACTGTGTAAGCTTCGCACCTACTTGAGAACTTGATAGACCAACACTTTTTAGTTTGTGGTCAAGTTTCTTTAATCCTATTAATGCTTGTGTGGCATTAATCTTTATTCCAAGAGTAGCTAAACTAGTTGCCATTTTTTTCACCTTTTAATTCAAAATACGCAGCCCAAGTTTTAAGCTCGATTGTAGTAAAGTCCATAACCTCACTAATAGACTTTTGCAAATGGTCTGCCAAATGACAATAAAACAGTAAGTCGCTATCCGACTTTAAGACTTTTTTACATCATCTACCGTAGGCTCATCATTAGCAAGCTCTTCGACAATACGACTAACCACTTCAGGGTCGTAAGTACGCATCATTTCATTTAATTCATGTGTGCGCCAAATAGGCTTGCCATCTTCATCTAATGCTCTCATAATCAGAGACATATAGACTGCTTCAATCTGCTTATCTTGTGAATAAAGCTTGAAGATTTGGGTTTGTTGCTTACCTGTTACAGCACCTTTGTAGTAAATCTTCCCATCCCACTCAGGCACATCAATAGATAATAACTCACCAGACAACTTAGCTGTAAAGTGAGTAGTTGCATTTTCCTTAATTCCCATTATGCAACAGCAGCCCAAGTAACAACACCATTAGCTTCAAAACTCATTGAAGTCTCAACCATACCGTCTAGTGTAGTTGATACACCCTTCTCAGTAATGATTGCTGACAATGAAGCGAATGTGTCGCCTGTTGTAGCGCCTTCAGGGTATAGCTTTAATGCAACTTCAGCACCTGCAGTCATTGCACCTTGACCTGTTGTATCTGTCTCATCCCAAAAAGCAGTCATAGAACCACTTGCTGATGTTAAACCTACAGTCTTAGTGCGTGCTGTGTCGCCTAGTGTAGTGTCGTCAATAGTCTCTGCTGACTCTGAGATACTCCAATCCTTTACTTCTGCGATTACGTTTGAACCGATTTTAGCCGTTCCTTCGCTACCTTTATGATTTGCCATCTTCTTGCTCCTTTACTTTTGTTTTTGTTTTTGTTTTAGACTTTTCCGCCCAACCTTTCGCCTTCATTTCTTCAATCTTTGAAGGGTGTGGCGTTACACCTTCTTTATCACCGTTAGGTGAGTATAAAACTACTGCTTTCATTCGTCTCTCCAATATGGAATTGTTACATTCACTTGATAAAACCTGTCATCTGCTCCTATTGTTACAATACTTGCAACACCACAAACAACACCACTAAAAGTCTTGCTGTCAAATATGCTGGCTATTGTATCACTATACTCTCTAACTTTGTTAGTTCCTGTATTCACAGGTGAAAAAACTTGTACCGAGATAACACCAGTATGACGCTTCTTATTATCAATAGCTCTGTAATTACTATTACCGTTTAAGATGTTTAACTTTATCCAGTCGTTATTGTTAGGTACGTCAAAATCAACATTAGCCCAAGCAATATCAGTGTAATTCCAAAACTCTTGAAGTCTATCTTCAATTGCTAATCTTTCATCAACAAAACTCATATTAGACTAGACCTTATTTCATTAACTGTGACTGACAACATGCCATGTGGCGCTTTGCCACTATGACCATGCTCTAATGCAAAGATGTAAGGCAATGAATTAGTTATGTAAATATCTCTCAAGCCACTGTATGTACGCAAGCTTGGCGCTTTCGCAGGACGACCTTGTGATGTGCTTGAAGCGTTATCATCTGTAGATGTATCCATGTGGCTAATAGACAAGTTCCAGTTACCCTTGGCACGACCAGTGTCAACAGGTGTCATTGCAGTAACGCCATCGAATATCTGTAAAGCAACTTTACGAACAGCTATATTTGCCTCAACACCAGTTTTTTTACTGAATGCGTTTAACTCAGCGCCAAACGATTGAATACTCATCCGACTCTCCTTATGGTTAAAGTGTATGACGCATTAGCAGGGTCTGTATCAATCTTATTGATGCTGTATTGCTCTGAATTACGAATGATAGTATCGTTGGTTTTAGGTGTAAACGTAAGCCCCTTAGAGGCAAACATAACACTTAATTCACCAGTGCTTCCTGATACAATTTCACCAGTCTTAGCATTAGCACCCACAATACTAACAATAGCCTTTAAAGCATAAGTAGTCTCTGTGGCTTCTTTCTTGCCTGAGTATATATCATACTTAGCATTCGTTTTAATAACATAGGTTAAGTCTTCTGCAATGTCACCTGTTGCTGTAATTGCTGAACTTACTGCGCTAAGTAACGCATCTCTAAGACCCATTAGCTTCTCACTACCGCCACAGTGCTAAACTTAGCACGAGCATGAATAGAACCCCAACCTCTGAGCATTTCTTGAACAATTGATGGCAATACACCTGCTGTATCTGTTTTATCAAAGGTTAGTGATATAGAGCCAACACTCATACTTTCAAGACCTTTACCTTGAGCGTCACCTGTTGGGTCTGCCGCTATCAAATGTCTAGCAAATTCTGCTGTAGCATTTTTTACGGGTTGTGGTACGATTGTTGAATCAACATTGTAACCGTCATCAGATACGTTTGTTCTGCCCCAAGCTAGTGCTTGAGTGCTAGAAGCCTTGTTGCCTGACCAGTCAATCTTCTCATCTAATATACGAGTAGCCATCTTTAGGGCTATCTCTTTATTAGGTTCTGTAGCACCTGTCCATGTTGAAGCGTATAAATGTGTTGCGTGGTAGGCATCAGCGTCTGATACTGAAACATAGCTATCCGAAGAAGAGCCGTTTGGAGTTGCGTCTAATGCCATAATTTTTCCTTAATAAGTACCCCCAAGGTAATGAAACCAAGGGGGATTTCATCAAACTGTATTAGTTATTAATACCGTTTAACATTGCTAGACCCTTCTCAGAGAAGTTAGCTAAGCCGTTGTAGAACTTAATACGAGTAATAGTCTCGTCTTTAGTCTCACTTGAGCCAATCTCTTCAATAGAAACACCTGCGTTACCAGCAGCAGTTAAGCCAGCGATACCGTGTGTCATTGAACCGTCATCTAATGTACCCATAACAATTGAAGTACAAGTTGAACTTGAACCACGCGTCTGGTTTACAGGGATGTAGTCATTACGGAAGATTGGAATACCACGGTAAGTAGGTACTTGAACGCCTGAAGGTAAAGTCATAACTTCACCGATGCCTGCGCCACCCAATGCTCTAAGCAATGCGTAGTAAGAACGAATCGTACGAGCGTTCATCATCATGTAGTCAACAGTACCGTCTTTATCAGTTACTTTGTCTAAAGTCTCATCTAACAAGTCATAAGATAAAGCAGAACCGTTAGTTGCGCCTGTCTTAGTTTGTGCTGCTGTAGCTAAAGACAATAAACCTGTGATTTGGTTACTTGAACCAGCACCATTGATTAGTTTATCTTGATAAGCACGACCAATTGACTTAGCCTTAGAAGCAACTTGTGCTGCTTTCTGGTCAGTAATGTTTGAACGTGTGGCTTGGATTAAACCGTTTACTTCAGCGTCACCAACTAATGTTGTCAACGTAGATGTTACAGTGTTAAAAGTCGCTGCCGCTTTACCTGCAGAGATTGTAGAGCCTACGCCTGTCCATTCCGCTGCGCCTAATGCGTTCTCACGGTTGTAAGATAATGCGTTACCGTCAATTGATTGAAACGGTAAGATGTCATAAAAAGGATTTACTGTAATGACGTTTTCAATAACGCCAGCTACAAGCATGTCCTGTGATAGTTTTGCTGATTCAGCAAGAGTTACAGATGCCATAATGGAATCTCCTATATATTGCCCGTTAATAAGTTTTATAGGGCAGGAAAAAAAATATTCTGCTACTATATCACCACGGGTTCTATGTAGGGTTTGTCGCCATTCTATGACGGTTAGCGCTAATATAACATATCTTGAAACAATATGTCAAATTTTGAACAAAAAAAACCCTCTAGCTAAAGAGGGCAAAAACATGGAGGTTTTTATCTAGAGGGTTTATTTAGCAAATCCCACTTGCAATTTTTCTAAGGCTGTTAAGTTTTCACTCTTCACACCGTTAAATCCTTTTCCATGTTCTGAGCCACCACCTTGTGAAGACTTGAACAAATGTGGCGCTAAGTCTTGCTGACCTTTAACCCACTCTTCTACTGTCATAGGTTCTGCTGAAGAACTGCCGTAAATAACATTTCCGTCATTGTCATGTGGAATAGCTTGACCTTCTGTTAATTTGAATACTGCTTTAGAGCGTAAAAGAATATCATCAATAGCTGTATCTACAACTCCTGATTTAACTGCTGAGTCTCTAACTGCACTATCAATAACTAATCCTGCTAACTGACTGTTCAATACAGTGTTCTCATTAGTTAGTTTGTCCATATCATCGCCATGAGTCTTCACCATAGCTTTAGTACGCTCTTCTAGTAACTCGTCAATCTTACCTGCGTCAATAAGAGTCTTATCTTTCTGCTCTTGTTGTAGTTTAACCATTTCATTGTAATTTTCTAAATCAATGCCATCAAACTTAGCGCTCAATGTCTCCATGTCTTTTAGTAGTTTTACATTGTTTGCACGAAACTCATCTAACTTTGTCTTGGTCTCTTCTGACTTAGTTTGTAGGTCTAGGAATTCTTCTTCTGTGTATGTCTTTGGGTCGCTCATTTTATTCTCCGAATAATTATTAAATTGTCACTGACAATGTGTATTTTATAGAAAACCTCACAAAAATGAAAGTTTATTTGTCAAGCTCTTTTCTAAGTTGTTTTGCTGTGGTTATATCCCTTCCAATCCTCAAGCGTAACTTTGTTTGGCTTTCCATGGACATGGCAAGAAACACAGGATTAGAATTTGTAACCATTGCCATTTTCCTACTTTCGTCTACTTTAATCATTTTAACACCACCAATTTAGACCTATTTAGAACAATTATCTCGCCCACAGTATCAACGTATATAGCATCATAGCCTAACATTGTTGCAATTCTTCCTGGGTCTTGCATTGAATGCAAGTGTTTAAGAATATTCTCGGACTCCTTTACTGTCATCTTTCCTGCGGCTATTAATCCCTCGTTAACAATAGCGGTTTCTTTTTGAAGCTTGTATATCTTTCTCGCTTCTTTAAGGATGTCAAATGTATCTGCAACCTTAGCATCTTTTGCCAACTTCATTGTTATCATGTTTGCTTTTTCAAAATTCGCATAGCCAATCGCATAATCATATTGCGGGTGACCATACGTTCCATTACCAAAGACACCACTACCCGTTCTATACTCGCCTGTTAAAAACTGCTCTTTATGGCTTAGCTTACTTTCTCCCCTATAAAATATATCGGATTTCTTGCCTTTACCTTGGCTTGTATCAACTCCTTCCCATATATAGCCTTGTGTCTTATTAAATTCCTTTTCAGATACAACTTTTGGCAAGCCTGTAAAACCTCTTGACTCTTGCAACTTATTTAGAACTTCATCACCATTACTACCCATGTTCAAGTCAGCAGAACCTTTTTCAATATCCCTCAACTTTTTTGCAGATTTATTCTGAGCTATGAAACCTTCTATTGTTATAGGGCTTCTACCTTTTGCAGTCTTAATTCCAACTTTACTTTGTAACTGTTCAAGTGTCAAAGGTTTTCCACTGCCACTAACTAAATCACTAAAGCCTAGCTTGCCCTCTTTCCATAGTTTACGTTTACCGACTCCCAATACTTCTTCTTGGGTTTTCTTGTCTTTCCCTTTAAGCCAACCTTCGTAATTCTTCTTTCCTGATACTTGACCATCCATAGAAGCTTTGGTACTTTTAGGAATTTCTTGGAACTTTCCTTTAGCACCTAACTCTTTCCAGCTTTTAACAATAGCTACAGTAGTTGAGCGACAATTCCAATGAGCAATAAAGCCAGGAAAGGGTTCGCCACTTCCACCTATAGGATTGTAATCCAAATCCCACTGAGCGCCATCTAGTGATGCGCAAATTTCAGAAGTCCTACTGTCAAATGTTGCTGACCATTCAATACCTTTAATCAAGTCATCATTCTCGCGATATGTTTCTATTCTCGCTTCATTGGCTACTGTTTGAATACTGGTTCTTACTAATGCCTCGGCGCTTCTATAGTTGCCGTTAAGTACACCGTCTTTATATCTTAAAGCTCTTGTGCCTCGTAGTGACCTAACCACACTATCAGTTGTATCACCTGCCAACATTCCTTTTCTCACTGTATCTGAGAACTTATCTTTAAATGCTGTGCCTCGTCTTGACCACCACTCCTTAGATGGAGCGCCTTCAATTAGAGATTGAGATGCTATCGCCTTTAGAGCTTGCTTACTTAAACCTGTAGAGAGCAATTCTGCATTTATTGACGTATTAAGAGCGCTTATTGTCTGCGCTTCAGATATGCCTGCTACTTTAATTAAGTCATCGGTAAGAGAGTCTTTAGCTTTCTTATAGACTGTTTGAATTGTTTCTTTGGTTTGTTTAAGTAGAACTTGCAAACGCTTCTGTTTAAACCTTGTCATGGGCTTACCATTCAAGATATTAGACTTTTGTAACTGCTCAATCAAGTCTGCCTCAAGGCTTTTCAATTCCTTGATAACATCACGCTTCATTTGAGTTTCAAGACGATTCAGGTCAATCGAATGACCTATTATTTCATCTTTGACTTTCTCATTTACGGTTTTAGACATTTAACATAGGGTCAACATCAATTAGACTTTTCTCATCTTCAATAGAAGTATCAGGTGGAAGTATCTCGCCTCTCTTCATATTCCATAAGAATGTTTCATGACTAATACCACCCGACTGCCAAGCACCCATAAGTGAAGTCATGTCTGTTGAATCAATCTTGGTATCAACGAAGTCAGTATTAAGTGTTACTTTAATCTCGCCTTGAATACCATCCCATTCAGCCATAACCTCTAGGGCATGGGTAATCGCTCTCTCTACAGCTTTAACTGTAGTAACCAATGTAGATGCTTCAGCATTCTGTCTTAGTCTAACTGAGTCTGCAGCTTCAACACCTGCCTTCTGAGATTGTAATAACTGCGCGCCTAGACTTGCCATCATAGAGCGCTTCTCTTCCATAGCCTTTTCTAAAGCCTGAAGACCTTGACCACTAAATTCTAGGTAGCCTGCGCTACTTCCAGTATCAGGTAGAATCCATGCTTCACCCGAACCGATTCTTAATTCGCTATCGGCATCAATACCTGTAACGTACGGCGTAGGTAATGCTGTGAAATGACGACCATGCTCTAAGTCTGCTGATGTTCTGTATAGAGATAAACTTGTATCTGCTAAAGCTAACATAGAAGATGTTACTGGCTCGAAATTGAAACCTTCACCACTCATAGCAATGAACGGAATACCATCTAGCGCATCACCCCTTTGTGTAGGGTAAATCTCTTGCCAAACTGCCCAACCTTTGTTATCTCTCCAAATACGAACAACGTAATTACCATCTTCGTCTTTTGTAAGCTCTCTGTATTGAACATCGTACTCAGACATATACGGGTCTTTAGGGTCAATCTTTCTGTATGTCTCTTGTAGGACAACAGCGTCATCAATCCAGTTGGTTACTTGCTCTGTGCAATAACCTGTCAAGTAAGGACGCTCTTCGCTTCTATCAACTAAGATTCCTTGTCTTCCCATTAGTAATTGCTCACTAAGTAAGTAAGAAACAAAATCATTGAATGCTATACCTGTTCCAGTAATATCATCTAACCAAGCTTTAACTTTATCAGGGGCTTCAACAATAGGTTCGATTCTCATCACAGCACCGATTAAACCTTTTACTGTTCTCTCAATACCGTTGTAATACATAGCTCTTAATTTATAAGCTTCATACTGGTCTTTATCCTGACCACTTAGCTTAGGTAGATAGGCTTGACCTTGTTTCTTAATAGCATCACTGCCCTTGTATGAATCCCTAATACGTGACCACTGTTGTGCCGCTTCTGTGTAATACGGATGTTTTGATTCGATTCCCATGTTTTGCTCCTTAAATTCCTACAACTCTTGCAAGTTTCGGTTTTCCTTTTTGTTTAATCATTGGTTGTAATGCGTATCTGAGAGCGTCTATGTAATGGTTATGATTATCTACAATCTGTGGCAACACATCTCCTGTCACTCTATCAATCTTATAACTATACTTTGCGAACTCTCCTGCTGTTTCCGTACATCTAGTGTGAATAAATACATTTCTAAAGCTTCTAATAAATTCCACTCCATCTTCAACACTTCCACCCCACTTATGAACTGATTCTATCTTATAGCCCTGTCTTCTGACAAAACTAATACTTTCAGGTCGTGCCGAGTCCGCCCTTATTGTATATTGTTTTGCGTCAGGTATGGCATCAATTAGCCTGTATGTGTTATCTAATTCAATTTGCCTTCCACCAGCATCATAATCAATATACAAACATTGGTCATTAATAAAACATCTAATAATTACTGTAGGGTCTTGTGAAAAGCCCCAGTCTAATCCATAATAAAACACAGCTTCAGGCGGAGCATCAAAGTCTTCAACAGTGTACTTATTCTTGAATATCTGAGAGGCTGAGTATGTCTTACACTCTCCTTCCCAAATGTGTAAATACTCGTTATAGTCTAGCTCTTTTAGATATTCCGCTTCAGCTCTTAGTTCGTCTGAGAAATACGGGTTCTGGTCGTAATTTATCTTCACTTTAAGAGTGTCTTCTCTATCAGGAGCAACAAACCTGTCATATGTTGGGTCTGTTTCTAGGCTTGGATTGAATGAAATCCATATTTCACTTTTAGCCTTACGAACAGTTGGAATCAATATATCCCAACTTTCGTTACTGACTTTTTGAGCCTCTTCCACCCAACAAATATCAACACCCTCAAGCGACTTAATTTGCATTGGGTCATGACGTATTCCATGAAAGATAAACTCACTGCCATTCTTGCCAATTATTGCGTCTCTAGTTACTTGATAAAATCTTTCATAACCTAACATCTCAATACAGGTCGTGAGCAACTTATGTACTGACTCTCTCATTGATGACTGAACTTCCCTAGTGCATAAAACACGGGTTTTTTTTCTTGCGCCTATGATTAATAGACAAAGTGCAAAACTCCATGATTTTGCACCACCTCGTCCTCCGTAATAAACCTTATATCTCTTTGGTTTAAATAACGGTTTGAACGGTTTGGGAATTTTTACTAATTTACTCAATGAACTGAACTGTCAAGTCCATTGTGCCGTCAATATCCATTTCAACCTCTTGCCTCTCGATATATCCACGCTTCTTACCCTTTGTCTTTAAGAAGAAAATCATACAAGTTGTATCACCGTCATTTATCTTTGACAATAGCTTTGTTTCTACATTATCAATAACAGCCTCTTCAGCATCTATCAACTCTTGTTTGAAATCTGAATTTTTCTTTCTTTCTTTGTAAAAAGTGTTTCTTGATATACCCAACGCACTACATGTTGCTGATACGTTACAACCCTTCTTTTTAAACACTTCAACTGTCTTTTCTTTAGAGAATTTCATCTACTTTTCCTTTTTGTCGTTTTCTGTCACCTTTGTACTTAAAGCCTCCTTAGCTAATTCAAGTATTTTACCGAATGCTATTGATACGCTTTTAATCTCAAACTCAGTCTTTACTTGAGTAATTGTATCAAGGAAGTCATCTTCTATCTTATCACCGTCTGCCAAGATAACCATGTCTGAGGCATCCTTTTCTTCTTTGACTATTTCTAATAATTCATCTATTAAATCCATATCCTTGCGATATAGAACTAACCCTACTCGATAGTGTTCAGATACTGGAACAATTGAACCACTAAACATATCTTCTACTGCTAAATCATCTACTGAGATATGAGCCACTTCTTTCCAATCGATATTATCAATCTCATCAAATAAACGCTTCAGTATTCCTTTATCATCTTCACCATGAAGAGTGTTGTGGCTTAATTGTAATGCTACTATCTCGTCTTTACTTAATTCTTTTTCTTCAGCATACAGAATATGTAGCTTACTATAACCTAGAGTAACACAAGCTTTGTATCTATGATTACCACTTATGATTACATACTTACCATCCTTTCTTAAATAACAAGCAATCATTGATGATAATCCACTCTTCTCAATGTTCTTGCATAGCTTGGTGAAATTCTTCTTGGTCATACTGTTGGCGTTTATCTCTGTGCCTTCAATATCCTTAATATCAACTTCTTTTACTTTCCACTTGTTATTCATTTATTAACCTTTTTAAAGTATTCTTGCTTTGCCTCTGACATGTGCCTAATACTACCGAACGCAAAATCATAAACAAGTATCTTTCCATCTCCACCGACTTTCTTAAACGCACCCCTGTATTTCATACTTACTGGCATTGTGGTATAAACTTTCGTATAACCTCTTGATACTCTGTTGACTAACTTCCTCTCAATCATCTTTTTAACTTCTCGTGTTCTAATCACATACAAGATGAACTTACTTAACATAGGTACGTTATTATTCGTACAGAAGTCACTCAATAACCATAGACTATAACCCTTGTCTTTGGAATAGTCAAAGCCGAACGCTCCCAAGATAGTTTTTCCACTGTTTACTGTATAGCAAATCTTTGGCTGTGTGAACTTGGCTACCTTCTTGACGAACTTAGCCTGTAGCACGCTAAACAATGACGGCATTACTTCATGAACTGTTATCTTTGTCTTCTTCTTTATTTCAAAATCATCATCAGGTATTGTTATGGAGATATTTAAACCTTCGTCCATGACCTGTCTTACACCAAGGTAACTTTTCTGACTAGAGTACAACGTAACATCTAAATCTTTTGCTATCTTTTCGTATGGCAAGAATTCATTCTTACTGACAATCAATAATTTAATGCCTTTCTTTAGACTTGACTTAACTTTCTCGTACCGCATCTCTGTTCTTTCAAATTCTAGCCCATAGTTAGTGTGCTTCTTTAAAGCAGTTAATGCAGAATTAGCTTTACTGTTATATTCCTGTTGAAACACGACATCAATCTTCTCCATGTTGGCTTGTTGAATTGCATCTCTCAAAGTACCTAATCTATAATCGGCTGTTTTTAATAAACTAACCAATTCTATTGAATTTGACCCAATCTTTTCAAGGCTTTCTTTAATCTTGCTCGCATAAGATAGATATTCATTCATACCATATTCGGTATTCATGTCGTACTTCTGAATCCTAGCAAATATAAAGAACAGACTTAGTTCTGTTTCTATAGTGCCATCTTTATACTCACCTAATATTTCAAAGTGATTCTCATAGTCTATAGTCAACTCACCTTTGCTAATCAAATAAACAACATGATTAAACTCTGAATTGTTATACACGATTAAATGTTTAACCTTATACAGCGATAACTCAGTTTGGTAATAGAACGGGTTGACTATGATTAACTTATCAGCTGTGTCGTTAATGATTGCGCTAATTATCTTTCTGGACGGGGAAAATCCTTTGGCTATATTTCTAGTTGCTTCATGATGACTTTCAGCGAATATTAAAGGGGGAGTCTTGTCAGCAAATTCATGAGTAATACCAAACTCTCTAATGAAGTCTTCTTCTGTCTTTATTGCTTGAAAATCTTTTATGTCTTTAGTTAAAGCATATTCAAGGAATGAGTACATGAACTTAATCGTCTCTAGCGTATCTCTAAAATTCTCTGAGCTATTAAAAAGTCTGAACTCTAGCGTTTCAGTCTTATAGAACGACATTAAATTTATCTGGAATCTGAAATGACCGACATTTGAAGAATTAGCAAATACATTCCTTAGTCCATCAATACTTTGAACATCTTGAACCTTATCTAAAAATTCAAACGTAGGTGTTGGAACTAGGTGTGGCACATTAAACCACTCCCCTAATTTAAACATCTTATTCAACAAAGGCGAAACGTAAAAGCCTAACGCAAAAATTTTTTTCAAATCATCAAGCTCTAAGTCACCTATGTAAATATGACCGTCAAAGCCCGTATTCCACATTAACACCCCATCAGCTTTTAGGCATTTTTTTATTACAGACCTAACTTCTCTAACATCTGACAGGTTTGGCTTTAGTGGGCGGGTATTTAACTCACCACCAAAATCACCTGTTGGCGTGGCTTTCTTTGAATTTGAATTTACAATACTTCTCTCATCAGGCGACCAACTATATCCTACAGGCAAGTCAGCCTCTTCTTTCTTTACATTTCCAAACTCAAGCTCAAAGCCGAATGTTCTATTAAATATCGGCATCTTTTTCGACATACCTACAGACCTCCGCTTTATCTAAAAACTCATCACTTACACCAAATTCATTTACCATCTTAATAGCAATAGCCTCATGCTCTTTAGTCTGAGAACTATTTAACGGACACCTTGTACTTTGCTCAATTCTTTCGTCTGACCTTACCCACAACGGGAATGTCCTGCACTGTATTGGTTTATACCCTCCGTCACACGTTTTTTTGTCTTTGGCTACACACTTTACTTTCTTGCCACCCATATAGTCATCATCAATCACATTAATATGGCTAACATCTCCTGCCTTTTCATATTCTGTAGGCAACATTATGATATGGCCTTCACTTCCAAAGTCGCAACACTTCCACCCACAACCTGAGTTGACACAGTGATTAATTAAACCGTTAGATAGTTTCAACATTTTCTAAATATCCTTTGTCTGCTAATTTAATCAACGTGAAGTAATCAGGCTGTACTTTTATCTTTGAGCCTGCTGAATATCTTTGCCAGTCTTCAATCATCAATACAGAACAATCAGTATTAACACATCGTGCCTCTATATCTGTAAATCCACCTATCTCAAGGAATCCATGTTTCACAACAACACCATCTTCACTACTTGCCATAACATCTAAAATTACTGAATACGGGTTGGTCATATTAGGAAAATAACAATCATCAACTGTTGAATAACCTGTTAGCAATGCCTCGCCCACACGAACTTCATCACACAAGAACTTCTCATAGTTAAGCATCATACTGCCACCGTACGAAATCCACTTAAAACCCATGTCTTTCAATGACTCATAAATACGATTCAAATCATCAACGGTTGGCTTTATCTCATTACAGCAATAAAAATTCACAATAGCTATATCTTTGTTTTCTACCAACTTCGCTTCTTTCACTGTAACACCTTCTCTTCTATCGAAAGCATCAACAATCGTAATCCTTGGGCTTGTGTATATACATTCCCAATACTTATCCTTCTTTGTCGTATAGACTTGCATCGTTTTCAGAATATCTCTTATGTGCAAAGAGTCGAACTGATGTTTAATCATCCAAGCTATCTCAACTTGTCTTTCTACTGACCAGTCAACAATAGCAATGCCGTTGGCTGTCATAATTGACTTATCGAATATAACCCGCATACTTCCCTCTTTTCTGTCCACAAAGTATTTCATCACCTACATGACCAAACCCTAATTTTCTGAACATCTTAATACTTGGCGTGTTTTTACTAGAAATATTTGTTAGGTAATATCCTTCACCTAATGACTTAATCATCTTGCGCCCACAACCCTTAGTTGAAACAACAGTATCAATATAGCTACCAACCTTTAGCAGTACACCTATCAATTCTCCATCGTCAAAACAAACTATCGATTCTTTAACTTTTTCAGATATTTCTTTTTCTGTGCTTTTTATAAAAACGTCATCCTCAAGTTCTACTGCTTGTATAAAAAAATAGACACTCTTTACCATGTCTAAAGTCATAGGCTCTATTCTCATAAAAGGTCAAGCATATCTTTCACTTCCTTTCCTGCACCAACTATTCTTCCATTGGTTCTATTCACGACACCTACACCATATTCTTCAATCTTTTGACCTGTTTCTTTTTCTAACCATTCAGCCACTAAATGTCTATGACAGAATTTATCCTTTCCACAGTGGCACATTAATACTGGCTCTTCTCCGTGTGTTAGATAATGCAGATGGTCAATAACACTCTTTGCATTCATCTTACTTAATTGATAGTTGAACCTCTCAACATATCCTGCCTCATCAATCTTGTCATCTTGAAATGCTTTTAACAAATTCCATGATGGAGCTAGCTGTTTAAACTCAGCGTCAATCTCTACATACTTTGGCTTTCCCACAGATATAGATACCCCACCTGTAACTCCTTTTTGAATTTGATAAAAATAACTTGTTTTCATACTTTCTTTCTCCTCTATAAGTTGGGGTTTTTACACCCCGTTTTGGTTTATGTTTTCTCGTAATGGTGGAATGCTGTCTTGATTGTCTTTTCTGCGTACATACCGCTAGTCATCTGACAATCATAAGTATCGTTAAGCACTCCGTCTATCATTGCTGTGTAATGTCTTCGTACAGAACAAATATATCGACCAGACTTAAACTTCTTATCATCTAGTCTCAGTTTGTTTTTAACTTTGACCCAACCTAATGTTTCTAGGTATTTTTCAGCAACAGGAACATGACATCCGTTACGAGGTGATGGGCTTTTCCGAATTGCTTTAGCTATCTTACTTCGACCTTCCCAATTTCTACCTAATTCGTATAATGAATCATATACATCTTGGTATGGCGTTTTAGTTGCTATCGCTATTGCTCTTGTTACGCAATCTCCAGTATAGCCCTTATATCCTGCAGTATCTCTACCGCCATCGTTTTCCTTAAACGAAATCTTTTCCATATCGTACTCCTTTATTTGGTTTTTAAAGAACACCGAACCATCGTGGCTCAGTTCAAAATGAAGATAATTTTTTAACTTCATAGTGTTCACTATACGTTATAAAGTCGTAACTGTCAAGCGATTTAACATTTATTTTTATTTACTAGAACGGAATCTCATCGTCAAATCCATCCTGTGGGGCATTAACATTAGCTACGGGTGTGGTTGTTTGGCTAGGCTGACTATCTGTCTGATATGGGGCTTTAACTTGACCTGTCAACATCTTACTACCATTCTTAGTTAAACGATACTTACCCGTTTCCTTATCAGTAGCAAACCACAATCCTATTTCCTTTTCTACGCCATCTACATTAACTTTAACTGTTAGTATTGGCGCTCTACCTTTTGCTTTCACTCCTTCCGCACAAAATAAACCTTGGTCAACGAATGCTATCGCTGTATTTGTATTATCGTATTCTGACATTTTTTCTCCTTTTATTTAGTCTTGAATTTAGAGTTACTTACGGTAACAAATCGGACTATTCTTCTGAACCTAACGATGACGGGAGATACGATGCTCTGAGGAGAGTTGTAGATAACGCCACCGACTAATGGAAGGTAGTCAACCTCACTAATTTAAAAATTCTGTCTTACATCTCCGAACAAAGATATATATCTATCTAACACTTGAGTATGTCCGTGAAGTTCAGCCCAATCCCATATTGCATCAGCTGACTCTTTATCTGAGGCTTTCTTAGCTTCTTCAAGCTCTTCAAACTTTTCGTTTATCTCACTATTTCTCTTTTGTGTCGGAGTTTCATTATACTGTTTCTTTTCAGTTTTTGTCGGTTTTTTTAAAAATTTCTTATCCTTCATTTCTCCCCATTTCCAACGTACAACTCCTTTAACATCCTTACAAGCTATAAATGTGAGCTTGTTATCTTTGAACTCTGTATACCAGCTCCACTCTTTTAAATTAAAGCCCCATGACGGTCGAAACTTATCTCCATTTTTTGTTACTTCAGAATCTTTCAACTTAAATTGAATTAACGGGTAATCATATAGCTCACGACCAATACCCCAGTTGAAACAAGCACGCTTGAAAGAATCACTTGCTAGTCCTTTTTGTGCTTCAGCTTGTGACTCAGTACCTGTGTCCTCCTTGCTAATCCATTCTTGAATCTCTTTGTTATAAAGCGACACTGTGCAGTTATGGTTATCTCTTGAATGTTCACGCTTCCAATTCAACGCTCCAACTACTTCATCCAGTCTTTCCATATCAACTCTAGCATCTTTATACGCGAGAATTGTTACATACTGACCCTTGTTGATTGACTGTACACGAAAGTCTATCTGCTTTGCCGATAACGGCTTTTGTAATTCATTTAACATACAATCCTCCATTTGTAAAAAGCAACATTGCTATTCTCACCGAAACGGTTCTTAACATCTTTACGCTCTGTAATAATATTAAAGCCCTCCATTCTAAGTCTATGAACAACAGCAGACAGTCTGTATATTCCCAACTCCTTCCATGCTGTTAAAGGGTCAATTCCCATGTTATCTGTTAAGTATTCCATTAGTCTTTGTTCTTGATTCATTTCCACATCTCCAATTCAGCCTCGTATAAGGCGTTTAGTTTTTCTAATACTGTCATCTTGTTTCCTGTTAGGCTGTATTGCTCTTTTGCTATTGAGTATGCTGATTTGCCTCTTCTCTTTAGCCCTTTTGTTTCTAGTTCTAATGCCTTAGTTAGCGCCTTCATTCTGTAAAGTGCTATCTGCCACGGCTCGGTTATTGCGCCCATATTCATTCTCCCTTTAATTGTTTAGCAATATCTTTAATTTTATTTTTTGGTTCATCAGATTCAAGTTCAACCTCTAAACCCATACCTATAAATTTATCAGTGTCCTCTTCAAAGTTAAACACCGCCTTACATGATTTAATTAATTTATCATTTCTACCAACGTGGCCTTCTAATACTACAACTCTACGAAAACCACGACGTGAAACGGTAAGCTTACTGTTTGCGCTAGTAAGAACCATCAGCATATTTTTTAAGTCACTTGCCATTATTCTTCATCTCCTAAAATCATATACCAAACCCATGCTTGGAACAATATCATCAAGCCTACTAATATTTCAAAAATCATATCTTCCCCTCTTCTTTCATTTTGCTTAGGTTGTTATAAACATAAATCGGGTTAAAATTATTAGTAGCTTCAATATCTACAAAACTACCATCTAACTCAAACCAAAAAGATATGCCTATATCATCTCCAACAATATCTTGATTTCTTAAATTACTATCATGTTGCCAATGTAACAACTCTATTCTTTTTTTGCCCCACAACTCGGAAATTGAAATCATTGGCGGTCTCATGGATTCGTTTGAGAAAATATCAACCATTTTAATTAAGTCACTCATGACGTTCTCAACTTATATAGGGCAACAACACATGACTCTCCATGCGAGTTAATAATTGCCTTACGTCCTGTATTTATATCCCAACCTTGCTTACGCAGTCTGTGGACACAAGAAGATAGTCTGTAAATACCTAACTCCTTCCATGATGTAAGTGGGTCAATCTGTTTATTATCTCTAAGATAATCTAATAGTCTTTGGTCTTGGCTCATGATTCCTCCTCTTCATTTATAGGGTCGCAGTGTTCTTTACAGTCACT